GCGTGAAATGGAAGAATTTGCTAAGCGTGTCGGAATGAATTTGAGCGATGTGCAGGTTGAGGGTATTGGCGCAGCGAATGACGCTATGGATCGACTTTCGATGGCAACTCAAGGCTGGCTGTCGCAGATTGCGGCTGGTTCGGCATCAGGACTTGAAGCTATTGCGGACGACTTAACGAGGCTTGTAAGCGTTGGTGAAAATGCTGAAGAGAGATTTAAGAATTTGGGAATTGCTATCGCTGGAGTCTACGGGACAGCAAAAGACCTTTTTGAACTTACCCCAGGTTCTTTGCTTGGAAAGCTTTTGGCTGGTGAATCAATAGGAAACATCATTGGCGAAGCAGGCTCAATGGACCAGTCTTTTGCAATGATGGATGCCGCTAGGAAAGCTCAGGAAGCAGCAGAAGCAGCGGCTGCGAGCAGGGGAACTAAAAACGAAGAAGCAATGGCAAAAGCAAAGCAAGAGGCTGACGCATTAGCCCAAAAGCAAAAGCTAGAAAAAGAAATAGAAGACGCTGCGAGAACGGCAGAGCAGGAGAAGAAACGCAGGGCGCAAGAAGAAGAAAATGAAAGAAAAAAACGCACTGAAGACATGATCCGAGACGCACAGCGACTCAAAGAAGAAACCGCTAGCCCATTTGAAAAGTACATGGAGGAACTGAATAGGTTGCAGGAGTTGATCGACAACGGAGCGATCGATCAGCAAACCTTTGAGCGTGGAGACAAGAAATTACGCGAGCAACTTCAAAAAGACACTGCACCAGACAAAAACGGCATCGATCTAGCAATTGCTCCAACGCTTGCGGCTGGCAGTGTGGAGGCATACAAGTTCATGAACGAACAAAAGAACGAAGAGATGGAAGTTGCACTTCGACAGGAAGAATTGCAGATTCAGCAAGTCGAGCTAAATAAACAGCAACTCGAAGCAATCAAAGAGATTCAGCCAATCGGGAGGGCACGTTAAATGGCAAGCCAGATTATCGAATCAAGCGAACTCCGAGACGGAAGCGGTAACGTCAAGGCTGGAAAACTCCAGACGCTTATCTTCACTAGCAAGTACAAGTACATCGTACTTGCCGACAGCAAAGACGTTACACGCGAAGAGATTCTGCTACTTACTCCAGGCTTACCGATCATCAACTTGGTTTACGGACCAACCAACCAGAAGTGCATGAGTAAGTCGGCACAACGCATGGCAGGTCACGCACTACACTGGGAAGTCATCGCGGAGTTTGAATCAGGCCAAGAAGATCAGAAGCAATCACCAGACAATCCAGATTCGCCAGACCCGGTAACATGGATTCCGCTTTTTAAGATCGACTCGTTTGAAACCAAACAACGAGTGCTGTACGAAGACTTCGATGATCCACCCAAGAAGATTATCAACTACGCAGGCCAGCCTTTTGCGGAACCACTGACGCGAACGGTCACAATCTGTTCGTTCTCGCTTGTCCAGTTCGAAGACGCTTCGCAAGACATCAATACGATTATGGATCGTAATGACACTGTAAACGAAGACACGTTCCGAGGCCGTGAACCTAAAACATGCAAGTTAAACGTGACTGGTGCCGAACTTGGCTACTTCGGATTCTTTCCAGCTTGGCGAATCAGCTACAAGGTCACTTACGATCCAGACACTTGGGAAACTGAATTATTGCAGGTTGGTAGCGTGTTTAAAGACGTTGCGGATGGAAACAAGATCAAGCCATACTTAGATCAGACAAACTCCCATCGAATCGTCGGCAAGCTAAAGGCGGACGGTGACAAGCTTGGATATACAGCAGACCCGTTGACAACCAAGTTTCTAACTTACAAACAAATCAGCTTCGATTTCATCAGGTCGTAAAATGGCAAAAGACGAAGACTTAGTAGCCTTTAGCCGACCAGACGCCGACGAAATCATTCGTAAGGTGCTTGGTTCAAACTTCGTTGGCGACGGACAAAACCGAACAACTGACGATACTTCGTTATTGATTGCGTACACAACTGAGGGAGCCACAGCACGAAGCGGAACAACACTCGGAACGGGAACCGCGTCCAAGGTTTACACGGCTGACAGCGGCGATACGAGAACCATTTCAACGTCAACTGATACCGTCAAGTTCTACAACCTCGCAGCCACGGCAGTTGGAACCAACAAATACATCAAGCTAATTCGAAGCGGCATGACTTGGTATATCTTCTGGGAGGAGTGCTAGTGGTCGAACGCAAGCACATGCAAAGCTGTTGCTGCAAAGGTTGCGAACTTGGCGACGACGACTTCAATCGCGCAGACGCTAATCCACCAACCGGCTCCTGGTACGAGATAAGCGGCAACTGGGCAATCAGTGGGAATAAGCTGATCGACAACGGCGGCGCAGGCAAACTGGCAACGACAATTTGCCACCCAGTCTTGTACGATAAAGGAAGCTGGCGGGCTGACTTCGATCTAGTCGAGTGCAGAACACGCAGCACGTTTGTTGTGGGCGCAGGCGATCCAGGCACATCAACCTATCGAGTCACGTTCGCTTTTGCAGACATGGACACTGGAACCGCCAAGATCACGGTAACAATTGAAGGAGATGAGACGGTATCCGCTGACTACAACTGGCCTGGTGGTTACAGTTCGAACGACACTGTATCGGTTTTTGTATGTTACGAACCAGGCGGGGCGTTGAGGGCGCAAGTCAAGGAAGGTGGTTTTGTTCCGATCTACGCGTGCGTTGGGAGTGCTGTTGGCGACAACTGCTTTGTAGTTTCTAGTACGGACGTTGGCGGGTTCTTTTTCGTACAAGGTGCCTTTGACAACTGGGAGTACGAAGCGACTGCGATCGACAACCTTGACTGTCCAGCTTGCGGTTGCTTGTGTCTGAAGGCTTACTACCCAGATAACAAATACGAACCCCTAGAATACAGTTGCTTCCCCCAAAATCTTAAGGCTATCTTCCAGCTAGTCACTTATCCAATATCAGGATTGACTTGTTACCTCACAGACTTCGAGGTGGATTTGTCGCAATGGGATTTTGGGCGCAATGAATGGCGATCTGAAATACAAACCGTCTGCGAAGGTTACACTTGGCAATTGATCGCGCGTTGCGTGTACTACGAAGACCCTGATACAGGCCTGCGCTGGCGAACAATAACGCTAGAGATTCTAACAAGCGACGTTGGCGTTGACGTTGAAACGATGTTCTACTGGACCGACCTTAATCTAGCGATTGGCGATACGACAGAAATCAAATGGCCTGATTTCGATTTATCAACCTGCGAACCGCTTAGTTTGGTTTACAAATCAGTTATTCCGTATATCACCGCAACAAGCTGTTATCCAGATGGCGGCTGGAAAATTTTCTGTTGCGAGCCGGATTTGTGCGGTGTGCCAACGCCAGAGGTTAAATGGCATGTTAATGTGGTGCCAGCATGACGATCACCAAGTGCGAATGCCTACTGGCAGGCCATTGTAAGCGGCACAACGTAAGCAAGACCAAGCACCACGTAAAGCTTTGCCAAGAACGTCCAGAGTTTTTCCAGGCTTGGGAGAACGGGACCGGACCGGGGCAAAAGTGGAGCCAGTCCGACAAAGACGCACGCAGCAACATCGACGCAACTCGCGCAATGATTGACGGCACTTTAGCTGAAGCGGGTCGCAAGTGCTGGGACGCTTTGTTCTCAGGAGTCTTTACGCTTGCCGATTTAGAAGCATGGGAAAAAACAATTCCCAAGTTTGGCTGTAACTGCACTGGCTTTTACAAAGACTGGAAGGTAAACAATCCTGTCACGCCAGACTTTACAGACGAGGTTGATTTTGCTTGGAAGTACCGTCTAAAGAACGCAGTCAACGAAAAGCTAGGACACAAACAAGCCACCAGCAACGAAGCACGCGACGAACGAATGACGGTAGAACGGGTGGCTGCTTACTGGCACTCAATCGGCAAGCTGCCACCACTACAAAGTTATCTTCTCGCGGTTGAATGGCACCATCAATCTATCACACCAACCAAGCCGCGTTGTGTGGTCGTTCTTGCTCCAGACGACTGGACGAAATCGCAACTGGAGATCACCCGCAAAGGCTTTCAGGATTACGCGGAGAAGTGCGATGCGGATTACATCGAACTAACGCACGACGCTTTCCCAGCCTGGCCGATGGCAAACAAGTTGATACAGATTCCGAACGTAACAACCCACTACGATCAAACCGTGTACTTTGACTGCGACGTTATTGTAAAGCCGGCAATGCCAAACTTGTTTGAGCAAGTGCCACGCCATTACTACGCAGCACAGGACGAACTGCCGACGATCTTGACGTTAAAGTGCGAAGGACATTACTTCCAACACTTTCCAAACCTCCTCGCTGTAGATAAAGTGCCAAATGGCGGCGTGCTTGTTTTACCACGCAACGCAGCAGCGTACACAGTTCCTAATGAGTCAATGGCCGAGGATTGGTGTGTAGATCAGTTCGTGCTTGCAACGCAGTTACCACCGAATCAGACGACTTGGCTGGACGACCGCTACAACTGGGGTTGGATACGAAAAGACTGGCAAGAGGGGCTGGATGATGCGTTTGCGATCCATCTAAACGGAGCAGTTCCGGAAGATCGCATGAAGTGGTTGCGGAAACTTTCGGATCGATACCAATGATCTTCCTCATCCTCGCATCCCTAACGCAACCCTTCACCCGCTCCGAGCAAGCCGACCTCCTAGAACTTAACCACCACTACGATACGCAAGGTTGCCACGTTTACGACCAGTTAATCGTCTGGCGACAAAACCCTGCCACCTTTCGATTCGAGGTGGCCTCTTGGACCCTATGCGACACGCAAGGCAAGTATCCTGTGCGAAGTACATCGGGTGTCTATCGCGTCACCTGGCTTGATTCTGGCAAGCCTAGAGAGGTTGTTTCCAGGCAGTTTCGTGAGAGCTGGACGCAGATCGATCCGGAACGAGACGACCAAAAGCGGGTTCACCCAGACGACCGAATCCGGCTGATTTCCGAGTGAACTGGCTAATGAATTTACCCACTTATTCATTAAATCTATCCGCCTCAAACGAGATGATTTCCGAGTAGTCGGAAAAATCTTTTGAAATATGTTCTATCTGCCCTTGCCAATCGTCCGATACTAGGCAATACTGATTACATCACCGCAAGATTGATCGGCAATCGACCGACACGAGACGGGGATGATGACAAGGGAACGAATTATGGCAACTTTGAACCAAGCATACCAAGCAGCAATCAACTTCATCAATGCTTCTCCAGAAGTGCATAGCGTCAACATTGAGTTCCTTTCGGAAATCTCGGGACCAATGACAGCAACAGTGACACGAGACGGAAGACTAGAAAACATCTCAAAGATGTAGTCGGTTCCAAAGTTAAGCTAAATGGGCAAGGCGTAAAGCCTGCCCTTCTACCACCCCCATCCAACAGACCGGCAAGACCGGCAAGGATTCAAAATGTTCAGGCTCGAATGGAATCGCGGCTTTTGTATCGTCGGAACTTTCGCGGAGTGCGAGAGCCACCCGGCTTACTCGATAGCAACAATCTACCGGCGCATGCCGTTTGGTTGGGAAGTGATTTGACTTGTGGGATTTCCGGCAAATGTTGACGTTCGCTTGTGCGGACTTGGCGAACTGATCGCAGCAGACCTCGCAGATGGTGAAACGCCTTCCGAGTGGATACGCGATGCAGTGGCACGCAAGCTAGGCGTGGAAGCTCCAGTTGTCGAACTGGGGCAAAAGAATTTTGGCGAGCAAGGCGCGGCTGGTGCGGCGGCTCGGTGGGGAAATAAGAAAGTGGCAAAGAAGAAGGGGAAGAAGTGATGAACAAACAAGAAAGCCTTGACCGACTCGAAGCGATGGTAGACGACTCGCAGATCGACTGGGACTTAAGCCCGAACGACATCGCTGCGATTAAGTTTGCCATTGAGGCGATTAAGCAACTTGGTGTTTGCAGGGAATCGCTATTTGGTATTTGGGAGCTGACCATGCGAGGAAGTTCTCTAGGGATGACAGCCCCTATGGTGCTTATGCAAATCAGACTGATAAGCGATCGCGGGTTGATTGATCCGATTGACTAAGCCTACAATGAATGCGAAGGGAAAAGTAGCTTGCGGAATTGCAAAATCGATTGCACTAGCGTACACTGTTGACATGATTACCTCAACACAAGCTGCAAAAGAAATTGGTTGTTCGGTCGCCACAATCTCGCGTTGGGCCGCTAGACTTGGCTACACGAGACGGTTTGGAAACTGCATTTTACTAACCAAACCGCAGGTCAACGCAATTAAAAAAGCCTGGAAAAAGAAGGCTGGAAACCCCGATTTTGGAAAATCTTTGAGAACTACTATTGCAAAATAGTTTGCATGTCGATACAGTTCAGGCATGGGGCAGTTGGCAGCGTTGCTAACAATTTTTGGGAACTTAGGTGCAGACCAAGTTTTGGTCACGGATTGCATCAGATCGGAATTATTTTTATGGACTATTCACGAGCATGCGAATTGCTTGGATTCACAACGCCAAAGTCTTTGCGTGACAACGCCGAACTGGCAAAGTCAAGGCTTCGGTCGTATCAAGGAAATCAAGTTGCGTTGCGTTACTTGGTTGCTTGTGATGTCTTGATCAAGGCTGATCAAGAATGCAACTAACTTTTAACTCAAGCTCAGCCGAGAGCTATTCGCAATTTTTGCAGCTTCGCAAGTCACCCGTTTACCACTTTCGCGGCAATGCTGCGATTGTGCCTGATGAGTACGCGGCTCAATTTGGTTTGCCAGTTGAGGCTGTCCAAACGACATATCGACCGATCAAGGAAGCGTTTGACTACCAAAGAGACATTGCACGGACTGCAATTCAGAAGCGCAAGTTTGCAATCTTTGCAGACTGTGGACTCGGCAAGACGTTGATGCTTTTGGAGTATGCAAAACACGCTCTGAAGCAATGCGGCGGTAAGGTTTTGATTGTGTCGCCCTTGATGGTTTGTAAGCAGACTGTTGAAGAGGCGTCGAAGTTTTACAAGTCAATGAACATTGGACGAGTAGTTGCGGCTGACTTGCAATCGTGGCTAGACTCGAAAGGTTCAGCGATTGGAGTCACTAACTACGAAGCTATCAGAGAAGGACTTACGCAAGGCAATTTAACTGCGTTGATCCTGGACGAATCCTCGATGCTCAAAAGCCATTACGGTGCCTGGGGTACTCGATTGATCGAACTTGGTCGCGGCCTTGAATGGAAGTTGTGCGCAACAGGCACGCCAGCTCCAAACGACCGAATCGAGTTTGCAAACCATGCTGTGTTTCTCGACAGAGCAAAGACCGTCAACGAGTTCCTGGCAACGTACTTTATCAATCGCGGTGAGACGCAAAACAGATGGGAACTAAAGCCTCATGCTTTGAAACCTTTCTATCGGTCGCTTGCTGATTGGTCGATCTTCTTGACGAATCCGGCGGTGTACGGATGGAAGGATAATGTCGGAGTGACTCCACCAATCATCGTCCATGTCGATCATATCGAACTGACGGACGAGCAACGGACAGCGGCGCAACAGCTAACGGGCGACCTGCTGACAACTTCGCTGGGTGGAATCGGTACTCGCGGCAAGCTGTCTCAGATCGCTAAAGGCAAGAACGGCATCGCATCGAACAAGAATGGATTTATTCGGAAGCAAGTCGAAAGCTGGATGGCTGACGAATCGACAATAATTTGGTGCCACTACAACGACGAACAAGAGCAGATGGAAAAGACATTTCCAGAAGCGGTTTCGATCAGTGGCGACACTCCAGAAGCCAAACGCCAGTTGTACATCGATCAGTTTAAGAGCGGCGAAGTCAAAATCCTAATTTCGAAAGGAAAAATTTTAGGGTTCGGTCTTAATCTGCAAGTATGCACAAGGCAGGTTTGGAGCGGGTTAAAAGACAGCTACGAGGAATTCTATCAAGGGGTGAAGCGGTCGAATCGAATTGGATCGACTAAGCCTTTGAACGTTCACATTCCGGTGACTGAGCTAGAGGTTCCATTTGTGGAAAACGTGCTAGCAAAAGCTAGCAGGGTTGAGTCAGACACGAACGAACAAATGCAACTTTTTAAGGAGATAGGTCATGCCAGTTTTCAACGATAAGCAATGGGACATTCATCACGGGGACTGCATCCCTCACATGCTTCAAGACATGCCAGAGTCATGCATAGACTTTGCCGTATTCAGTCCACCGTTCCCTTCGTTATACGCTTACACCGATTCGGTATCGGATGTTGGCAACGTCGATAGCGTTGGTGCTGAAGCTCGAATTCATCTGTCGTTCTTCTTTAAAGGACTCGCAAGGGTTCTGAAACCAGGAAGGGCGGCTATCGTCCACGTTTGCCAGATACCACGCATGAAGCGATCCGGTGGCGTTGGTTTGTGCGACTTTCGAGGAATGAACATTCGACTTGGTGAACGTGCTGGATTGACTTACGAATACGACTGGAGCGTAAGGAAGAATCCACAAGCTCAGGCCATTCGAACACGATCAAGAGAGCTGCAGTTCAGTGGACTGGAAAACGACAGGGCAGCACAACGCGGAACATTGCAGGACTACTTAATCAAGTTTCGCAAGCCTGGAGTCAACGAAAAGAAGATCGACACAAAAGGACAAGTCAGCCGCAACGAATGGATCGACTGGGCAGAAGGATGCTGGAGCGATATTCACGAGACAGACACGCTGAACACAGCAGCGGCCAAGAGCGATGAGGACACGAAGCACATCTGCCCATTGCAGTTGGAAGTCATTCGCAGATGCGTCCTGCTCTATTCCGATCCAGGCGAATTGGTATTTAGTCCGTTTACTGGCATCGGTTCGGAAGGCTACGTTTCGCTCGGTGGCAAGTCACCGAAAACAGGCAAACGAATCCTTGATCCGAGACGGTTTTACGGGTGCGAACTGAAGCCTGAATACTACGCTCAGGCATGCAGGAATCTGGAAAAAGCAAGCACATCGTTAGCAGACACGAATCAAGGTTCGTTGTTTGATCTTATGGAAGTCAACTAATTAGAAAAGGAATTATCTATGGTCATTTTAGAACGGGCGTCTCAATCGCTAATTGAGGTCGCCAAAGACGACTTGCTTCACGGGCATCGGTATTTGCTAGTCGACGACACGCATGCTCTTGTCGTGTGTGTTCGAAGCGTGGACGGTCGCAAGTTTGCGAAGGTTGAGCTGTCGTATCTTGCAGCACGGGTGCAGATGAGTTTGGACATTGTGCTGGATCACTTTACGACTGACTTGGCGAAGTTCTTTGAATTACCAACTATTTAAGGATTTATTTTCATGAAGACGATTGTTGTTGATGGCGTTGAGTTTGTAGAAAAAGCAAATTATCCGAAGTGCGAGCGAGCCATTGTGGTTGTTGATCGCGGCTGGATCTTCGCTGGTGATATTTGGCGTGAGAACGGGCGAATCTACTTAACGCGCGCAGTGCATGTTTTTCGGTGGGAGTCTATTGGATTTGGCGGAATGGTCGCTGATCCTAAGTCTAGCAAGGTCACACTAAAAGCAATGACGCGACCAGTTGAGATACCACAGTCGGCAGAAGTGTTTTGCGTCCCTGTTGATGCAGACTGGGGGATCTAATGAAAACTACCTTTAAGCCAATCTGCTACGGCAACGGCAACGGCAACGGCGACGGCTACGGCTACGGCGACGGCAACGGCAACGGCTACGGCTACGGCAACGGCAACGGCAACGGCTACGGCTACGGCTACGGCGACGGCTACGGCGACGGCAACGGCAACGGCTACGGCAACGGCTACGGCAACGGCAACGGCAACGGCTACGGCTACGGCTACGGCAACGGCAACGGCTACGGCTACGGCTACGGCAACGGCAACGGCTACGGCTACGGCACTGTTAGTAGCATTGGATTAACAGGAGCGGTAAGCATATGAACACGCACGAAATCGTAAATTTGATTGTCGCTAAGTTTGGCGGCAATCGCGTCAAGTTTGATGGCTTCGATGAGAACGTGATTGATTTCATACTTGGTCACAATTTGTATCGAGTCTTCTTTGCTGAACATCGAGAAAAGCTTCTTGTCATGCGATTGGCAGACGACGAGTTTATCCACGACAACTACTCGCGCTGGGTCGAAGGCATCCTTAACGGTATGGTTCGCAACGAAGCTGGGGAGATGGTGGCACGATGAGTAGCGTACTAACATTCCAATTCGTCCCAATCGACGATTCAGGCGAAGTCGATCAGCTCAAGTGGCAAGCAATCAGCTTTTACGAAAGCGAACCTGATGCCGTTTGTTATTGGGAAATCTACTGTAACCGTCACGGGCTTTTTACGGTCGATTGCTCGGACTATCAGATGGTCGATGGTGGTGAGTTCAACAGCGTGAACCTAAGCAACTTTGGAACTGCCAAAGAACTTTGCGAACGACTCGAAGATCGTTTGCAAATGGTGCTTGAAAGTGACGACCACGACTTGCGACCGCTTCTTGCTAAGCGAGAGCAACGAAACAAGGGATTGATCCCTGCTTAACACACGGACGCAACCAGCGGACGGAATCGACTATTCGATGGAACAAATAGGGCTGGCTTCATGGATGGGGATTTTACAACGGATGTTTTCTAAGGAGATGCAAGGATGGCTTTAGTATTAGGTCGCAAAAGCGGCGAACGTGTCTGGGTGGGAAACGATGTTTGCGTTGAGATCGTTTCTATCAAAGGTAACAAAGTAAGACTGGCTTTTCACGCGCACCCGTCGGTGCCGATCTTGAGAAGCGAAGTCAAGGAAGCTGATGAGAGAAGGGAAAAAGGCAAGTGAAAAGAATCGTTTATGTCAAGGTGATTATGAGTAAGCGCACGGGCTGTGCCCCAAGTCTTCACGGGTTCTACAGCAACCCGTATTCGGAAGCTCGCATCCGAGGCTACTTCGATGACTCGGTGACGCTTTTTTTCGAAAGAGCCACTGAACATCCTGAGTTGGTAGTCGGGGAAATCATGGAAGAGATAGAAGGCTTTCAGTACGGAAACTGTGTTGACTTGCGAATGCTAACAAGAAGCGAGTTTCTTCAGTCTGTCAGAGAAAGGGAGGCTGCAAATGCATAAGGTCATACATTGCAAATTTATTAAACGCGAACAAGCAAAGTTGATCTACGCGGCGGGTGCAAAGATCGACGACGACAGTTCCTTTGGATGCATATTGTCGAAAGGTAACGACAGCGACTTTGTCCCATCTCGCATG